CCTAACGCTGTTAGGTTCTCCTGCTAAGGGTTCTCACCCCCTTTAGCAAGACTCCGTAATTCTTCGGAATTCTCGGGGCACTCCACAATGTGAGAATTGGGAAGAGCCCTAACCGGCTCGTTAGGAGCAGTTGGCAGTAATGCCATCTACGCCCTTTCTGCTCGTTAGAAGGGTTTTAATAAAACCCCTCCTTCAAGCGGAGGTAAGCCAGTTTGCTTACTCTTGGCTATCCTCAACAATGCTCTCATTTGAGCATTAGTATCGGGTAGCTCGACATCAGGTTCGAAAACCTGGTTTCGATATGCATCGACTATGTCTTTGTATACAAGGAGGACGAATGAAATGTCCCTTACTTTGGGTTTAAGACCTGAAGGTAGTAATACCTGAGGGTCAAAGACCTTCGGTGAGGGGATCTCGTTGCCTAGATTTTTACGCACCTGGTCTCCAAATTCTCTAAGGAGATCGGATGTGTTCTCTGCTAACTCGGGGAGTAGTTTAACTACTCTTTGAATTGGCAGAAAGTCTAGGTTTCCCGCTGATATCCCGGGAGCTCCTAATGTATCAAAATCGTCTATCAACAAAGTTGATTCGACAATTTTTAACATCCCCTTCAAAACCTTACCCATGTCTTTGACACGGGCATATCAAACAATATCCGTAAGGATATGTGTTGGGACTTTCGGTCACCTACCATTCGCAAGAACGGTGGGGTCCTCAGTACCCGCACTGACCCTTTTAGGGGTTCACCTATGGGTGATTCACGGTGCTGATAAGGCTAGAAGAGCTAGAGAACGTCTAAAACCTTTCGGTAGTAGACCCTCTAGTAGAATATCTCGGATTCCTTTTGGGACTCCCCTCGTGTGAAGTCACTCACTCAATTGAGTGAGAGTCTTATAGTCTTGAGAAGACTGTAAGAGCAACTTGACAGGAATGGGAGTGATCTCTTGAGAGTCTTCTCAAATCCTTTTACAAAATTCCATACAGTTTCCTGTTAGGGACTTTGTTTTAGAGATTTGAACTCCTAGACTTGAGAGTATTTTATGGTACTCAAAAGCTAGTTCATCACCACAAATTACAATGTCGTCTCCGACGATTGCGTATTGAGGCTTTGAAACCTTAGCTAGTTTAGCTGCATACTTCACCACTAAGTGGTGAGTATAAGCAAAAACTGGCCAAGAGGAGTAGGCTCCCATTGGTTGACCTACAGCGTAACGATAAGTACCTTTACGGTACTTAAAGTCTCTGTTAGTCATGAGATCATATCATAGCTCAGCGAATGGTACACTTACCAATTCTTTAACCACTTCTCTTTGGAGAATGGCTGGGAATCGGTCAGTGGCTGACGAGAGGTCTAGAGAGTGGAAGACTTTAACACCTTCCGCTTTCCTTTCCGCAAGTCAGTCGGTTATTCCCTCTTGATTTCAAGTGAAATCATTTGGGATATGACTAAGCCTTTCTGAGACAGCTTTGTGAAGCGGTTTCAGAGCTATTTGTGAATAATAATCACAAACGGCAAAAACTCTCACTTTGCCACCTGGTTCTTGCTTAATTGCAAGGACTGAGTGTCTTGGTGTTTGTTTTTGAGGCTCTACCATTAGTTGAGTCATTTCTAAATCTAGACTTATAGAATCACAATTCTGTAATTTTAGAAAGTCTTTTAAAGTTTGACCCAGTGATGGGTCTTCTTTAAGAGCCAAGGCGTCTAGCGTTGCTGTCTGCAAAGCCAGACCGTTCGGCCCTCGTTTAGAAGTGAAATGATATTCTGGAGAATCTAGTGACCTGAGAGGTTTAATCCCCTCAGTTATATTCTTTAAAAGCTCGGGGGAAACAGGAACACCTTCTCGAGTAATCGAGTCGATGTCTGGTTTCCCTGGAACAACTAATCCTCGGTAAAAGGTCAGAGCGGTTAAAACTGCTCGACGACCTTCCTTAGTCTTGGTATATTTACGAAGACCAAGGGCCGCTTTTGGTCAACCTTGTTTGGTTGCCAAATTTGGATACTTTGGATCGGGTTGTTTTAGGATAGAGTTTAGGGCTGCGTGATGCACGCACTTAGCTCTACGTATTGCATGTAGAGCACCTTCATTCTTAGCTCACCTAAGCACTCTAGTAAAATAGAATGCTAAATGTGTGCTATATCCTGGGAATTTATCGCCATAAAGCGAATTAAGAATTCTTGTTAAGAAATTAACTTGGATTTTTAAGTTTTTCATGATAATCTTAGGTTTTTAAGGTCTATGATCGCTTGTCTCCGGTAACTTGCATTACCTGGTTTCTCGTTAATTCGAGAAGGAGGTGCGGAAGCACGAGAGCCGCCGACTATGGTTCCAACCGTAGTTGGTAGCCGAGTTCCTTTCGGAACACCCACTCAGCGAGTGGG